AGGACAAAGAAATCCGGCGTCTGAAAGAGGAAAATGAATTTCTCGAGGAAGCAAGTGCTTTTTTCGCAGCCAGCCGTCGGAAGTCAGCAAGAACCAAAGAATGAAGTTCATTGCCATAAAAACGGAAGACGGCGTGATTAAGGGGAAACTCTCATTCTACTGCCGGATGCTCGGTGTCAGCCGCCAGGGTTTTTACAAATATCTTGCTATTAAAGATCGTCCCTGGAAATATCAGGATCTCGCTGATGCTATGAGAGCGATTAATTCTGAGGATGAATGCAATGATACCTATGGGCGTATTCGCATGTATCAGGCACTTCTCCTTAAGAATCTGGAAGGACTCAAAATCCCCAGTGAGCGAACTGTCTACAGGGTTATGGATGAAATAGGCCTTAGCCATCGGCCAAAGCGTAAGCCAAATGGTATTACCAGAGCTGATCGGGAAGCGCGTAAATCGGATGATCTTCTGAAGCGAGATTTCAAATCCAATAAGCCACTTGAAAAATGTGTAACTGACATCACAGAGATCAAGGCTAAAGATGGAAAACTGTATGTTTCAGCTATCTTTGACTGCTTTGATTCCAGTGTCCTTGGTCTGGCGATGGAAACCAACATGAAAGCAACTTTGTGTGAGCATACCCTGGATAATGCCTATCTTGCATATCCTAATCTGCGAGGCGCCATTTTACACTCTGACAGAGGAAGAGATCATGTGTATCAGGTATCACATGGGAGCCTTTTGCCCGAAAGAGGAATGGAACGATTACACCAGAGCGGTAAGAGCCTATCCGAATGTACTTTGGACGCACCAAGCGGATATGCTGGCAAGTCATGTGGAAGGAGTCTGACCATGAAGATTATTGAACCCTGCGTGGAGCTTGTCAATGCTCCCTCTTATCCGAACATTCTCTCTCTGATTGAACAGGCTGGGCGCACTTGCTACAAGTCTGAGAGCAAGATCACCGAGGACAGTGCAGAGAAGTTTGTCAGGAACATTTTGAAGCGAGGCCATGAGGCCGTCATTGAACACGGTATTGTGACCGTCCGGTTTATCTGTGACCGGGGAGTGAGTCATGAAATCGTTCGCCACCGGTTGGCCTCCTATTGTCAGGAGTCTACCCGGTACTGCAATTACAGCAAAGAGCAGTTTGGTACGGAGATCACCGTTATCTCTCCGGCGTGGACTTCTCCGGGGTATTACCCCTATACCATATGGAAAAAGGCTTGTTCGGAAGCTGAGGAAAACTATTTTACCCTCTTGGACATTGGTTGTTCCCCGCAGGAAGCCCGGTCTGTGTTACCGAACAGTCTGAAAACCGAAGTGGTCATGACGGCCAATCTCCGGGAATGGCGGCACTTCATCAAACTCCGTACCGCTCCCGCAGCTCACCCGGATATGCGTAGAGTTGCCAGAATGCTTTATGACCTCCTATCGGTTAGATACCCGGTCTTCTTCGAGGACATTGAGGTATAAGCCATGATTGTTAAAAAGGCCGGAGGAAAGGTTTACGGAGCAATATTCACCGCCGCAGAGAAAAAGGCTATGGAAATGGAGATCAACCGGCAAATCATTGAGGCCGATAAACGGTACACCGATGATATTGACGCAATGGTTCTCTATACCCTCATGGTTCACCTTGGGTTTGGCCCTAAGCGGTTGCGCCGGTTCTACGAGGCTTTTTCAGTAGAACATGACCGGCTTATCCAGCACTACGAAATGCCGGATGATTACACATGGCTCTGTAAGGAGCAGTTGAAGAAAATTGGTGTCGATGTGGAAGCGTGGAATAGAGAAAGGGGAAGTCTTCATGACATTCGTGAACAATAACGGGAAAGTCCCGTATATCATGGTGGCCGGTGCCGATCATGTGTCCGGCGAAATGCCTATTGCAGCTGCGGAGCAGATTTACAACAAGGGTAAGAAGAGAGCCAGCAACCGGTTTCCCGGCTACCCGGTCTGTGTGGACGGGAAGTATTTCTTCGCTACGGTGAAGACCACTTCCCGTAAGAAAAAGGCCGATGATGAATAAAGTCTGGCTGATATTCCTTGCGGTTTTCCTTCTCCTGCTGTCCTCCTGTGCGTCAGAGCCGGTTTCCAATGAGCAAGAACATCCTACTCAGACCAAACCGGTTGACCAGATAGAAAGCCCCTCTCCCTCTCTCTCGCTATGGTCAGAGGAAGAGATCACTGTCCTCTCTAAAATGGTATGGGGGGAGGCGAGGGGCATTCCCTCTGATACAGAAAAAGCGGCCTGTGTGTGGTGTGCGCTGAACCGGGTGGACTATGGTTATGGGAACATCGTCATGGTAGTAACCGCTCCGTATCAATTTGCCGGATATGATGTAGATAACCCGATTGATGATGAAATTAAAGCTCTATGCGAAGATGTTTTAACCCGGTGGTATGCCGAGAAAGCCGGAGAAACCGATGTGGGCCGAGTTCTCCCCTCGGACTATATGTGGTTTACCGGAGATGGAGAACGCAATTATTTCCGCAATGCCTATGAGGGAGGTCAAACTTGGGATTGGAGCCTGCAATCCCCTTATGAGAGTTGAGAGGTGCCCGTCATGTATGAAAAGATACCTACCGAACTAAAGCAGAAAACACAATGGGTCAATGTGTGGAACGGCTCTAAGGTTCCCATGCAGACCGGCCAGAAGAAAGCTGCGTCCTCTGTTCTACCTGACACTTGGGGCACTTTTGACTGTGCTGTGCTGAATGTGGCGAACGGCATTTATGACGGGATAGGGTATGTTTTCAATGATGATGGTCTAATCGGGATTGACATTGACGATGGTTTTGTCGATGGCCTGTTAAATCAACTGGCCTCAGATATTATCAGCCGTTGCCAGTCCTACACCGAGAAGAGCCGGAGCGGACGAGGGGTTCATATCCTTCTGAAAGGTAATCTCCCCTTCAAAGGCCGTAATAATCGTAATGGCGTAGAAATCTATCGGAGTAGCCGGTACTTTATCATGACCGGAAATGTCCTGCTTTATTCGGAGATTATTGAAAATCAGGAAGCGGTTGACTATGTGGTGTCCAAGTATTTTCCTGACGCTCCGAAAGAGGGTGCCGGTTGCTCCGCCTCTCAACGGATATACTCACCTATCTACCGGAAGCCGGAACATGGCAAGATCACACTCAAACCTGAATACCCGCCCATTACCACCGGAAGCCGAAACCTGAGCCTTACTTCATTGGCAGGACAACTTCATAATCAGGGGTACTCCAAGGCAGATATTTACAAAGAGCTGTTATTTGCCAATCAGCAAGCGTGTAAGCCCCCGCTTCCCAGAAGTGAGATTGAAACAATCGTAAATTCAGTTACCAGATACAGGAGGTAATTTCAATATGAAGTCTTTCAGGCGTGGGGACATTGTTCTGATTGATGTTCCCATCGTGGACGGGAGTAGAGTTCAGGGTGGAAACCGCCCGTGGCTGATCGTGCAGAATGATGTTGGCAACAGACACTCTCCCACCACGATTGTAGTCCCTCTTACCTCCAAGTTAAAGAGAATGGAAATGCCTACCCATGTGATTGTCACGGGAAAGGGCATTAAAGCAAGCATGGTGGAGTGTGAACAGGTACGAGTCATCGACAAAGCCCGTGTTAAAAAGTGTATCTGTACCCTTTCACCGCAAGTTATGTCTTATGTGGACAAGGCTCTGAAAAACGCTTTCTTCTACGGGGGGGTATAAACGATGGAGAATAAGATTTGCCCTTTATCTATTATGAGTCCTGCTGAGTGCCCGTTCATGAATTGCAAAAAGAATGAATGTGCATGGTGGGATGAAGACTCTCAGGCGTGTGCGCTTTTGACCTTAGCGAGATCAGTTAGAAATGTGACAAGAAATGGCAGATGAAATTTTGACTACCGAAGAGCAGGAACTTTTTCAGCTCTCTAATGGCCGGTACATCATGGATAAAGACCTCTCTCAGAAGATGTTTTACATCAAGGAGGCAAAGCCCGAGAGAAGTCACCAGATCAGCGGCACCGGCTATTCTTGGGACGAGTCCGGTATGGCGGAACTGTTCTCTGAGTGCTATCAGAATGACACCCGCTTCTGCCCGGAGGCCAAGTGTTGGTACACCTATTCTAACGGTGCATGGCGAAAGGACATTGGCTCTCTGCTGGTGGCGGAAAAGATCAAGGAGTTTTGCCGTCTGATGGCTCTCTATTGCGGGGAGATTGACAATGAAGACCGCCGCAGGGAGTACATGAAGTTCATCTCTAAGATGGGAGATCGCCGTTTCCGTGACCGGCTCATGAAGGACGCCGCCAGCGTCATGCCGATCACCGCTGAGGAATTTGACTCAAATCCCTACCTCATTAACTGCCGGAATGGAACCTATGACCTTCAAAAAATGGAGTTCCGGGAGCATGACTGGCACGACTTTCTGACCATGCAGACCAATTTCGATTACACTCTGCAAGACGCTGAGTGCCCTCGGTGGGAGCGGTTTATTCAGGAAGTTACCTGCAATGACGCAGACAAGGCCGACTATCTGCAAAAGGCTCTCGGGTACTCCATGCTGGGTACGGCCAATGAGGAATGTATGTTCATTCTCCATGGCAAGACCACCAGAAACGGCAAGTCCACCCTTCTGAGTGCTATCCACCACCTTCTCGGTGACTATGCCTCTGTGTCCCCGGTGTCCATTATCTGTAAGTCTGACCGCTCCAAGAACGCCGAAGCTGCAAGCCCTGTTTTGGCCTCTTTGAAGGGCAAGCGGTTTGTCACTATGGCGGAGAGCAATCAGTATGGACGGCTGGACGAGGAAACAATCAAGCAGCTTACCGGTGGTGAAGAAATCAAGGCCCGGAACTTGTATGAAGCGGCCAGCACTTTTCTCCCGCAGTTTACTCTTTGGCTTTCCTGTAATGACCTCCCCTCTGTCAATGACAAGAGCCTGTTCGCCTCTGACCGTGTGCGGGTGATCGAGTTCAACCGGCATTTCTCTGAGGACGAGCAGGACAAAAACCTGAAAACAGAGTTCCAAACCCCAGAGGCTATGCAGGGTATCTTCACCTGGCTCTTGGAGGGCTACTTCAAGTACAAGCGGTTCGGCCTGAGAATGTCCCCGGCTATGCGTCAGGTGGTCAAGCAGTACGAGAAGGACAATGATCTTGTCTTGCAGTTCTTGGAGGAAAAGTGCGAGAAAAAGGAGAAGGTTTACACCAGACAGACTACCCTTTTCAATGCTTATAAAATCTGGTGTAAGTCCAATGGATATTTTCAGTGTAGTGCCAAAAGATTTAATGCTGATATGGAAATGCACCCTGAATGGCACGATGGCCGCACGGTCTACTCTGGTTATCCATGTTACCGTGGCATTCAAATGAAAGGAACGATGTGACTGTGAACAAGAAAAATATGCGCCGGGTGTCCTTGCTGGTAACAGCGCAAACGGCGAAGAACTTAGATCGCCTCGCAGCTATGTCCGGCTACTATGAGGTAGGTCGGGTAGTAGATAAATTGGTTAGGGAGAAGATGATCTCCCTTCGGTGTGAAAAGGAGGGTGTATCTCATGGGTCTTGTAATCAGCAATGGTAAAGTCAAGATCGGGGTCTATACCTTTCCTGATGTGAAGCGACCTCGACTCTGCGTTGAAAAGGGCAACAGCGTTACCGCCTATGCGACTTTCAGGAACGAAGAGTGTGCAGAGATGTTCATGAATGAATTGATTGATATGTTCGGCTTGAAGAAGGAGTCTTGACTATGCTGTTTGAAGAATGTGGACATTATCAGGGGAAATGCCCTTGCCTGACCTGTAATGAAGAGTGTGCAGCTTGTCAAATTGCTCCTGATGGGTATGCGGTAGACACTGACCGACTCTGTAAGAGAGCAAGAGAGTATTGTGAAAGTGGGAGGGATAATCTTCATGATGACGGTGTTTGAATGCCGGAAGTGCGGCCACCAGCTCTTTGTCCAAGAGGGAAAGAGTTTTCCTAAGAGGTTGGAAGATATTGCTGGTATGTCCTGCCCGAACTGCGGTGAACAGGCTGAGGGTCTGTGGGGACTTCTTGGGAGATCGAGAAAATTCCGAGGGAAGATACTTTGTAATTGGGAAGAAACACAATGACCGTTAAGGAATTGAGAGCCAAGCTGAGTACAGTCCCCGAAGACGCACAAGTGGAAATGCTCATGTGCCAGAATGATAACCCTGTTGAGGAAGCCTGTCGAGTTGACAAGATGGTTTATTTTCAGTGGTTGGAGAAAGATGGAGCGTCAACGGTTGTATTGTACCCGGCATAGTTAAATATATTTAGTGTAATCACTGAATATATTTCTTGTTTTTAAGGTTAGTGATATTTTAGTGACTTTTTGGTGAATAATCCGCCACTAACGGAAAGCCTTGTGGCGCAATGGTTTGAGGCAGTTTTTACCCCCTATTTTTATAAATTCTTGTATAAACCCCCTTATAGAGAGTGATATATAGAGGACTTTACTGCAAAAAGCCTAAATTATTCACTAAACTCACTAAGGGTAACTGAAAATAATTAGTGGAAGGAGAACAACTATGAGTGATAAAGTGGTAGATTTACCGACTCCCTCTCGGGGCCGTGGCCGTCCGAAGGGCACTGGTGGGAATAAGCGCCCTGATCGGACTGAGGCTATGAGTGTCCATACTGAGCCGGGTGACAATCGGAAGTATCTTCAACACTCCCTAAGAATGTGGGATTGGCCGTCTGTGGATATGAAGGAGCCTGAACAGGTGAAAGAGCGGATTGGTATGTATCTGCAAATATGTTCTGAGGATGATATGAAGCCAAGTGTAGCGGGATTGGCTTTGGCCTTTGGTGTGGATAGAAAGACTATCTGGGCTTGGGCTAATGGTGTAGATAGTGCCTATCTCCCCAATGAAAGCCGTAACTTTATAAAAAAGGCGTATCAATTTTTGAACGCTCAGATGGAAGATTATGCTCAAAACGGGAAGATCAATCCGGTGGCAGCTATCTTCCTAATGAAAAATCATTTTGGCTATCAGGACAAACAGGAGGTTGTTCTTACCCCGAACAATCAGCTTGGAGAGGCCGCTTCTGTGGAAGAGTTACAGCAGAAGTATATCGAAGCTGCGGCCAGCGACTATGACTCGGAAGAGTGAGCGACTTTCCGACTATCGCCAGCGACTATCGACTATGAGCCGAGCAACTTTGAAAACGGCCAGCGACTATCGACTATGAAAGAACCGCCGATCTCCCGTGATAGGAGGTTCGGCGGTTTCTCATACCCAGATCAGGCACGAGGCTTCCGGGCAGACAGGCCGGAGCCGTCCGCCTCTGGTATGTCTGAAAAAGTACACTTTTCCATACATAGGAAAGATGGCAGAAAAAGCACTGAAAAAAATTTGTGTTTTGGGGTTGACAACTGAATTTATTCAGTGTATATTAAAGGCACAAAAGAAATTCAGTGCTTTGTACCTTGAAAATTGAACCCCCGCACATTTTCCCCGCAAGGCCGGAGAAATACCGCATTCCAGCGTATCAAGGACACGCCGGGAAAATGGAGCGGAATATATAAGAAAGGTTGTTTGAAATGGCCTATATTAGAAAAACCGTTGACCGGTGGGACATTGAAACAAATTACGGTTACGGGTGGGAAGTCGAAGATTGTGAATATACCAGGTCCGAAGCGGTAAAGCGTTTGAAGGAATACCGGGAAAATTCTTGTGGCCGGTTTGCGGTTCGGTTAGTAAAGCGGAGAGAAAGAAAGGCGGTTTAATATGTCACTGAAAACAACAAACAAAGAAGCCCGGCTTGCAATCAGGCAATATATTTTAGACCATTTTGACCCGTGCGGCTATGATTTTACCGGCCCTTGCAGCTTCCCAAATGTGGCCCGGTTTATTCTGGCTGTTCATGTAGAGGAAAAAGCCTATTCCCCAGAATACCAGAGCCGGAAAGGGTACACAAATGAGCAAGTTTTCATTGACTGGGCGCAGGGTTTACCCTCTGTCCTTGATACTTGTTACTACTATAACCGTTCCGCCGTTAATGATCTGGGCGCAATTTTGAAGCAATCAGAGCGGGAAAAGGCGCAGTATTCCGAACGGGAAGCGGAGTTAATGTTGACCCATTTAATTTACCGGGAATTGAAGAGAGGGGCGGCGGAAAAATGAAACAGTACACAAGAAAACAGTTGCGGGAGTTCGTGCGGCTTGGCTTGGCCGTTGATCTGACAGAGGCAGAGCCGGAAAAGATACCGGCCAGTTATACGAAAGTAGGTTTCAGCCGTGGTATTTATGGGCTGAATGGCGGGTTGATCTGGGATAATGTGTTAGGCGGCTATTATGTCATTTTAGCCCGGTCTTCTAACCTGTTTCGGATTTTCTAAGGGGGTGCAGCTATGAACAAAATTAAAATAGGCGGTTTTGTCCGTGTTAGTAAGCGGGAAGCGGAACGCCGATATAATGCCGGTGAAACAATTCGTTTTTGTGCTTGTAAGTTGTCCCCGGTCAATATATATGGCTGTTTCTGTGATTGTTGCCGGGAAGCTGTTTCCCCCATTGTTTCAGATGGTTTTAATACCGTTGTAGCCCGTAACCGGGAATTTGAAACGGTGGTAAATGCTTTTCGGTTCTATAATTGCAACGGCGAAACGGGCCGTTATCCGGCCTTTTATGTGAAAGGGGTTTGAAGTATGGGCGCTATCAATTATTTCACAAGTGATTATATTACTATGGGTTTACGGCCCTATGAAAGAACCGATTTTGAAAGTGATCTTGATTTTATGGAAGAAGCACGGAAAGAAGCACGGGAATATGGCGGAACGGTTGAAAGTATCATTGATAATTATATTTCCGGGTGCTATGAAGAAGATTTTGCAAACATTGAAACAGAGTTAAACAAGCACAATTTCCAGTATTATCATATTGCAATCAAGCCTGGATATTATGAAGGGTTTACACTGGACATTGAAAATAATTTCCCGGTTGCATTTGACAGTTGGGAAGATAGGAAAGAGGCAAACAAGGAAATAACGGAAATAAAGGGCTTTTTGATTGATTGCGCCGGGTTAGGGCTGGTTCAGTGTTCCCCGGGTTGGTGTACCGGGTATAACGATTATAAAGGCACGGTTGCAGCTATAAAGGCCGCTGTAAAGGAAATGCGGGAAGAGGTTAAAAGGACTCCCACATGGACGCAATATGAAAGGGCGGTGTAAATAAGTGGTATTTGTGGCCGTTCTGTTATTCCCTATTATGGTATTGCTTGATTGCGTACACAAGAACAAATAATAAAGCCCCTTGTAAGGCCGTGTAAGCCTTGCAAGGGGTTTTCCTATGTCCTGATACTGCCTTTATATATAACGGCTATTGTGTGGGCTTGTATGGCCTATTACAAGGGGTTTTATTGTGTTCCCTCTGGTATGATCTGCAAGCTGCAAGGATTTTCAATCAAAATTTTCCTTGATTTTGAAATTGAAATTGATTTTGACCGGGGCACGGTTTCAAAAATCAATGTTTTTTTTCTTTTCGTGTGGCTGATCTGCCCGAACCGGGGCGGGGGATATACGAGCCGGAGCCGGGGCGGGGTGAGTGCCGAAAATTCCGACAAAAATAAAAAGGCTTTATTCTAAAGCACAAATCTTATTCAGTAACAAAATATTTTTAACTTCCTATTGACAACAAAATAAATTCAGTGTAGAATGTAGCCATCACAGAAAGAGGTGAACACCATGTATATCAACAAGGCCATTCGAGAACTGATGAAGACCAAGAATGTTTCCCTTCTGACCATGGCAAAGGCTCTCGGGAAAGAGCGTGGCAATGAAATCAGTTCCCGTCTGAGAAGCACAAACCTGTCCTTCAACAGTGCTGTGGAAATGCTCTCCGCTCTGGGTTATGAGATTGTCATTCAGGAGAGGAAGCCCGGTGTCCGCAGGGCTGACCAGATTGTAATTGACCAGAAGGAAGACCCCAAGTATGATCTGAATGCCCTGCTTGGCTCAGAAAGTGAGAAAGAGTCATGAGGTATGGATATGGTAGAGTATCGGCCAGAGATCAAAACCTCGCTCGTCAGATAGCGGCACTGAAAAAGTTTGACCCTGACCTTCCCGATGACCATATCTACACAGACAAACAGAGTGGGAAGAATTTTAACCGGGAACATTACTTAGAGTTAAAGGCCATTCTGGTTCCCGGAGATGAAATTCTGGTGGAGGAATTAGACCGTTTTGGTCGGAATAAGGCGGAGATCAAGACTGAGTTGGAGTGGTTCAAAGAACACGGTGTTATCGTCAGGGTGTTTGATGTTCCTACCACGCTGATTGATTTCCGTGGTCAAGAGTGGATTGGTGAGATGGTCAACAATATCCTGATTGAAGTCATGGGAGCCATGGCGGAGCAGGAGCGGAAGAAGATCAGGAAGCGTCAGGCAGAGGGTATAGCTGCAATGCCGATAGTGAATGGCCGAAAGGTATCTGGTAAGACTGGCAGAGGGTTTGGCCGTCCCGCCTGTCAGGTGGATAATGAAATGTTTCAGGCTCTTGTCCAGCAACAGAGAGAAGGGTTGATTACCGTCAATGACGCTTGCCGTCAACTCGGTATCAGTCGGCCTACATGGTATGATCGTGTAAGAAAGGTTGGTTAAATATGAAAAAGATATTGAGTTTCCTGCTGGTGTTACTTATGGTAGTTTCCCTGTGTGCTTGTGGTGATAATTCTGCCCCGGAAACAGATGATACCTCTTCCCTTGAGCAGTCAAGCGAACCGGTAGAGTCGGTAGTAGATGAAGAGCCGGTTGAAGAAGATACCAAATATACCTCTTATCAGGAAATTTTAGACGCTTATACTGTCAAACTTCAAGAGGCCACTCCCGGTTTGATTGAGGAATATAATGCGGAAGCTGCGGAGAATACCGGTGGCCTCGAAGGACTTGCCACGATCTGCAATGAAAAGGTGTCCGCTCTTGCTGAGATTTCCATGGAGGGTACACAGGAGATGGCTAACATCTATCTGCATTCCGGTGATGGCACAAGCGAGGAATATCAGGAATGGGGTGCCAAGTTGCAAGAGGTGTATTTGGAAGAGGCGGCTAAAATTCAGGAAGCCTATATGCAATCTGCAAAGTAAATAAGAAGGGCTTTCGCAAGGGCGGAAGTAACAGCCACTACGGGCTATCGGAGAAATCCGGTAGCCCTTATTTTTTGGAGGTCGCTATGGTAGTAAATATTTTGGGAACAGAGTACACAGTCAATCTTGTCACTGAACAGGCCGAGCCGAGGCTTGAAGGGTGTGACGGCTTTTGTGACGAAACTACGAAAGAAATCGTGGTGGAGAATTACAAGAGAGGCCAGCAGGGAGAAAAGGGCCGGTTGGAAATACAGGAGAAGAAAAATATCCGGCATGAGATCGTTCACGCTTTTCTGTTTGAAAGCGGATTGGCTGAGAATAGCGAGTGGGCGCAGAACGAGGAAATGGTAGACTGGTTTGCTTGTCAGGCACCGAAGATTTATGCGGCCTTTCGAGCGGCAGGAGCAATTTGAGGTGATATTCCATGGATTATCGTAAGATCGCAGATGGCATTCAGAAATATATCGAAAACAAGCCCAATGACCACACGGCTTATCTCGATTTGTTATCCTTGTGCCGCCAGTGGGAGGAAGAGGATTTTCAGAGTGCACATGACTTGAATAGTGAGCTGCGGCGGCTCTGTGCCAGACAGCTACACCTTGTTTCCCCAAAAGAGGCGGACAAATTCTATGAGGCATGGCGGAAGAGTCTTCTCTTTGATGCCCCCTATAAGTTTGACGCTTTCATGACCTATATCGAACTTGACCGGAAGCCGGAAAAGAGGTTCTATGCTCCCAGGCGGCACTACCTGAAACCCATGGTTCAGGGGTTCCAAGATGTACTTGATGGAAAACTGCGTCTTTTGACAATATCCATGCCGAAACGAGCGGGAAAGTCACAAACTGGTATCAATTTTGTTAATATGCTCTCTGGGAAGTACCCTGACCGGTCAACCCTGATGGAAGGAACGGGAGATGACCTTGTAAAGAGCTTCTATAATGGGTGTCTTGAATACTTGACCACTCCCAATGAGTACCTGTTCTATGATGTGTTCCCAGAGTCCCGGTTGGTGCAGACCGGGGCAGACACCAAGATTATCAATCTAAAATCCAAGTCCCGGTTCCCTACCATCATGTGTCGTTCCATTGACGCTCGACAAGTGGGTTTGTCCGAGGCCACCAATGTCCTCTACCTTGATGACTGTGTGGAGGGCCGTGAAGAGGCGAAGAACCGCCAGAGGCTCGATGATAAATGGGAAGTGATCTCCGGTGATATTATGGGCCGTGCCATTGAAGGTACTCCCATGGTCTTCACCGGTACTCGGTACTCCATCTATGACCCCATTGGCCGCATTCAGGAACACGCTCAGAGAGAGGGTTGGTCTTGGAGGGCTATTGAAATCCCGGCCCTTGACCCGATTACTGACGAAAGCAATTATGAGTATGAGCGTGAGGGGCAGAAGGTGTTTACCACGGCCTATTTCCGGGAGCAGAGAGAACTTCTGTCTGCGGAGCAGTTTGAAAGCGAATTCCAGCAACAGCCTTTTGAGGCCAAGGGTCTTCTGTTCAACAAGGACGAACTGAATTATTTCTTCGAGTTGCCCCCTGACCGGGAGCCGGACACCATCATTGCCGTAGGTGATACCGCAGAGAGTGGTTCTGACTCCACCTCTATGCCGGTTGCGGTCATCTATGGTACTGAGGTCTATATTGTCGATGTGGTATTCGATGACGCTCCCGCCGAGGTGACAAAACCTGAGTGTGCAAAGTGCCTAATCTCGAACAAGGTTGCCTCTGCCACCTTTGAGGCGAATAACGCCGGTCAGTATTACGCCAGAGATGTAGCGGAGATTATTCGTCAGCACGGGTATTCGATTGGCATTCGGACAAAGAGGACGATTTCAAACAAGCAGACCCGGATTGAATTTGCCTCCGACAATATCAAGAAGAATTTTTATTTCAAACACCCCTCTACCTATAAGCGGGGTAGTCAGTATTGGAATTTCATGAAGGAACTGACCACTTACACCAGAAGCGGAAAGGTGCCTCACGATGACGCTCCTGACTCCCTGGCCCTGTTGGAGAATGAAATCCGTATGCTGACCGGGAGTAAAATCGAGGTGTTCAAGCGGCCCTGTTGAAATAAATTTTTGACTTTTATACTCCCCAATGGTATTCTAAAAGATTTGGCATTGACAAGCATTGGAGCATTCGATATAATGAATAGTGATGAAATAGGTAGAGGGGAGGTGTCTTTGCGGAATGAAGCCTCTGTGCGGTCGTAGAGTGATTTATACCGATGTGGAGGAAATCACAGATGGGAATGTCGTGAGTGTTCTGCAAAAGGCACTTACCATTCACCTTCAAAACCGGGCCGAGATTGACTATCTCTACCGGTATTACAAGGGAGATCAGCCCATTCTTTACCGGAGGAAAGAGATTCGGCCTGAAATCAATAACACTGTGGTTGAGAACCGGGCCAATGAGATTGTTTCCTTCAAAGTTGGCTATCTGATGGGTGAGCCGGTTCAGTATGTTGCTCGTGGTGACGATAAAGCAGTCACCGACAGTGTGACCAGACTGAACGATTATATGCTCTCTGAGGATAAAGCGGCTAAAGATAAGGAACTGGCTGACTGGTCGCACATTGCCGGTACTTCTTACCGTATGGTTCTCCCTGATGGGGAGGCCAATGTGGAAGAGGACGAGTGCCCAGCAGAGATTTTCACCCTTGACCCCCGGTATTCCTTTGTGGTGTATAGCACCTCCCTGGGAAATCCGGCCAAGATGGGTGTAAAATATGTTCTGCTGGAAGATGGCACTCTCTTGTTCAGTTGCTACACTCATAATCACTTTTTCGAGATCACGAATACCTGGGATATTCGGAGAAGTGAAGAGCAGATTTTGGGTATTCCCATCATCGAATATCCGGCGAATAACTCTCGTCTGGGTGCATTCGAGATTGTGCTTCCTCTTTTGGACGCTATCAATACGGTAGAGTCTAACCGTCTGGACGGCGTAGAGCAGTTCATTCAGGCTCTCATGCTTTTCCACAATGTAGATATTAGTTCTGAGGATTACAAGGAGCTGCGGGAAGAGGGCGCAATTAAGTTCAAGGATATTGACCCCTCCTTTAAGGCGGAAATTGAGTATTTGACCGCCGAGTTAAATCAGAGCCAGACACAAACCTTGATGGACGATATGTATGATACCGTCCTGACGATTTGTGGAATGCCGAACCGAAACGGTGGTTCTTCCACCAGTGATACCGGTTCTGCGGTTATTATGCGTGATGGTTGGTCTGCGGCAGAGGCCAGGGCTAAGGATAGCGAGTTAATATTCAAGAAGTCCGAGAAGGAGTTTTTGAAACTGTTACTTGGTATTTGTAGTGATCTTGGGGTTTTAGAGCTAAGGTTGTGGGGGGTTGAAATCCGTTTTACCCGCCGCAATTATGAGAACATTACCGAAAAGGCCAATGTTCTGATTGCTATGCTGAACAACTCGAAGATCGCTCCGCAGCTTGCCTTTACCCATTGTGGTATGTTCACTGACCCGCAGATTGCTTATAACATGAGCATGGAGTACGCAAAGGAGCAGGAGAAGAAAGCCTTAGAGCTTGCTTCTAAGCAGAACCCGGATGGAGGGAATGGAGGAAATGAACCCGGAGGTCAAAAGTCCGGTTCTGGTAACACCGGAAGCGGTTCGGACGATGAATGAAATCCTTTCCCGTGGCAAGGGTGTTGAACTTGCTGTGAGAAATGGGAGGCTGGTTCTTTGGGAAACAGCCAGTAAAAAGAAATATGAGGCCGTTATAGCGAGATAACGGTAACAGCCATTACGGGCTATTGGTGAGAGTGGAAACGCTCTTGCCGATAGCCCGTTTTGTTTTTGATTTTAATGCCGCAAGGCTTGAAATGGTCAGTGAAGACCTTAAAACGCAAAAGGGAGAAAACCCTACCAAAAACGGAAAATCGTGCTGAGGGAACAGCCTTGTTAAACGCAGGAGGTATTTGTTATGGCAAAGATTGACACAAGTTTGATCGAAGGTTATGCGGACATGACCCCGGAACAGAAGCTCGCCGCTTTGGAGGCTTTTGAGTACGAGGATAATGCCGCAGAGCTGGAAAAGCAGAAGAACGCTCTTTCCAAGGCCAATTCCGAGGCCGCTGAGTGGAAGCGTAAGCACAATGCTCTTTTGTCCGAAGAGGAAAAGAAGAAGCAGGAGGACGCTGACAAGCTGGCTCAGATGGAACAGGAGCTTGCCGATCTCCGTAAGGGTAAGACCATTTCAGAGTATAAGGCCAAGTTCGTTGCTCAGGGTTACGATGAAACTCTGGCTGAGGAAACCGCTCAGGCTCTTGCCGATGGTGACAGTGCCAAGGTCTTTGCCAATCAGAGCAAGTTCCTCGAAGAGTATGCGAAGAAGGTCAAAGCTGACGCTTTGAAAAAGACCCCTAAGCCTACTCCCGGCGCTGGTTCTGGTGGCGGTGCGATTGACTACGACAAGAAGATTGAAGAGGCGCAGAAGAACGGTGATCTGGCCGCTGTTGCCTATTACAACCGCCTGAGAGCGCAGGAAGAGGCTGAACAGAACAAATCGTGAGAGTAAAGGAGAATGACTTATGGCAGATGTTCTTGCTACCAGTTTTGGAGTATTGAACTACTCCGGTATGCTCTTCAATAAGGGCAATACCCGTTGTCCCCTGTCTTCCATTATTGGCGGCAGGGCGAAGACCACCAATCATGTTGAGTTCGTGACCGGTCAGGAGTACACCACCGGTGGAGGCACACAGCCTTCTATCAGCGAAACCGCCTCCCTGACTGCCCCTGACGCTACCGTTGTCACTCGGACTCAGAAGACCAATGTGACTCAGATTTTTCAGGAGTCCGTAGGCATTTCCTATGCCAAGCAGTCCAATATGGGTACTCTGAGCGGTCTGAATGTGGCAGGTCAGCAGGCTAACCCGATCAATGAGCTGGACTTTCAGGTTGCAGCTAAAATGCAGAAGGTTAACCGGGACATTGAGTTCACCTTCATTCAGGGAACTTACAATAAGGCCACCTCTGACGCTACCGTGAACAAGACCCGTGGACTGGTGGAGGCTATTACCACCAATGTCACCGCTATGGCAAGCAAGCCCCTTGGCCTGTGGGATATTGCCGACATGGTGAAGAAGGTTTATGGGGCCAATGCCCCCACCGATGGCCTGTGCCTGTGGTGTGACGCTGTGACTCTGTTTCAGGTCAACGCTGACGCTGTGCAGAACGGTCTTACTGTGGTTCCCGCCGCTCGTGAGATCAACGGCATTGCGCTGTCCAGTGTGGTTACTCCCATCGGTGTTGTTTACCTGTACCTTGGCGAGTGTCTTCCCGCTGGTACGGCCCTGCTTCTGAACCTGAATGTGATCGCTCCCGTTTATCAGCCTGTTCCCGGTAAGGGTAACTTCTTCTTGGAGCCTCTTGCCAAGGTTGGTGCCGGTGAGAAGTATCAGCTCTTCGGTCAGATCGGTCTTGACCACGGCCCCGAGTGGTATCACGGCAAGTTTACCGGTATCTCTACCGAGTTCACCGCTCCCACTTACAGCCGTAGCGTGTATGTGGCGAATGCGGCTGACTTCCCCGGTGGTTCTGCGGGTTAAAGAGAAATTTTGATGGAAAGGGATGACAGAAATCATGACTGACGCTGAAAAACTGTCCATGTTGAAGACCATGACCGGAGAAACAGATGAAGCCATGCTTTCTGTCTACCTTTCTATCGCCGCAAATAAGGTTTGCCGGAGGGCTTATCCCTTTGACGAAACCGTTACCACCGTTCCGCCCCGGTATGACTTCAATCAGGTAGAGATCGCAGCTTACCTTGTGAATAAGCGTGGTGCGGAGGGAGAAACGGCGCACAGTGAGAACGGCATTTCCCGTTCCTATGAGGACGGAGATGTACCGCCTACTCTGTTGCGTGAAATTGTCCCCTTTGCCAGTGTCATCAAGGGGGACTCGACCTCATGAAGATCATGGAGCGTAATAAATCGTCCTATTGGTACTTGCTTTATGACAAGAAAGAGCCGGTTCGGGACGAGGACGGCAATGAAACAGGAGATAGCCGTGTGGTCTATAAGGCCGCTGTCCAGCGGCGGGATAATGTGTCGGCGGCTACCGGTTCGGCTCAGGTGGAGCAGTTTGGAAATTTCATCTCTTATGACAAGGTGATTGTTACTGATGATCTCTCTTGCCCTATTGATGAAAATACCGTGCTGTTTGTTGATAAAGAGCCGGAATATGACGCTGACGGTAATCCTCTCTATGACTACATCGTGCGGCGTGTGGCTAAGAGTCTAAATTCCATCTCCTACGCTATAAGCAAGGTGACGGTATCGTGAAGACGATTAAAGTGCCCCTGTCCGTGGCCGGGATTGATAATGCCATTCGGGAACTTGAACGCTATCAGAATTGGTTGAAAACCCGAGCGAACCTTCTGCTTGATCGGCTGGCCCAAGAGGGATTGTCTATCGCTTCGGCCAATTTTGCGAAAGCGGAATATGACGGAACGAATGATGTTTCTGTGTCTGTTGAGCAAAGGGCAACCGGAGCCAGAGCGATTGTCGCTGTTGGTGCCTCTGTCCTTTTCATTGAATTCGGAACAGGTGTTGTTTACCCAGACAATCACCCGGAAGCTGCGGAACACGGTATGCGCCGTGGAGAGTATGGAGCCGGTCATGGTAAACAACAGACATGGGGTTACTACGGTGAAGCCGGTACGAATGGCGTTGAGTTCACCAAGCCGAACGGGAATACCGTAGTCCTCACGCACGGCAACCCGGCCAATATGTCCATGTATGAAACCGTAAAGCATTTAGAAGGGATTTTACCCCGCTTGGCTCAGGAGGTGTTTCGATGATTGATGTAGAAAATCAGATTTATACACCGATTGCCGAAGCTCTTCGAGAAGCCTTTCCCGGTATTGACACAAGCGGGGAATATGTAAAAGCCCCTTCCGCCTTCCCCCATGTAAGCATTGTGGAGCAGGACAATTACCCCACACTGACTCACCTGAGTACCAGTGATAGTGAAGAGTTTGCCACGATCATGTATGAGGTGAATGTCTATTCCAATAAATCTTCTGGGAAAAAGGCACAATGCCGAAGCATTATGAAAGTCATTGACGATTTGATGTACCGGCGTAACTTCACTCGCATTTCCCTTTCCCCGGTTCCCAATTTGGAGAATGCAACAATTTACCGTCTGGTGGCCCGGTATCGGGCTGAAACGGATGGTGTAAATCTTTACAGGAGGTAACAGAAATGGCAATTAGCACTTACAAGGTCTTTCTGATGAAAAAGGCTTCTGCTGGCGAAACCTACGAGAAGCTGGTTGACATTAAGGAGTTTCCCGATCTGGGCGGTGAGCCTGAAATGCTGGAAACTACCACGCTGTCTGACAATATGCAGACCTATATCGCCGGTATTCAGTCCCTCGATGGTCTGTCCTTCACCGCTAACTATGATATGACCGATTTCCAGACGCTCAAGGCTCTGGAAGGTAAAACGGAGAGTTATGCTGTCTGGTTTGGTGGTCAGGAGAGTGGCGGTGTCGTGACTCCTGACGGCTCTAACGGCAAGTTCGAGTTTGACGGCCAGTTGTCCGTCTATCCCGTTGGCGGCGGCGTGAATGAGGTTGTGGACATGAACATTTCCATTGCCCCTTCCACCCCGATCACTTTCTCTGCTGAGTAATCACAATCGGCCTGAATGATAAGGAGGATTTATCATGGCTAAGACACTGACAATTAAAGACCCCGTTTCCGGCGAAAGTTATACGCTGGAATACACCCGCAAGACCGTTGAGATCATGGAGAAGCAGGGCTTCATTGCAGACGATGTTGACCGTAAGCCCATGACCATGCTTCCCGCCCTGTTTGCTGGTGCGTTCCTTGCACACCACCGCTGGGTCAAGAAAGATGTGATTGACCGCATTTATGCCCGTCTGCCCCGTAAAGACGAGCTTCTGCCTAAGCTGGTGGAAATGTATAACGAACCCATTCTGTCCCTCATGGAAGAGCCTGAGCAGAATGGTGATGACGAGGGAAACATGGACTGGACGGCGAACTGGTAAGCGAGTCGCTGTCCAGCAGACCGGGGGGCGGTGGCGGTAATCGCCCCGCTCCCCGTTTCGCTTACACGGAAAAGTTCTATCAGGTCTTTCCCTACTATCTTGCTATCGGAATGACCTACGAGCAGTTCTGGGAGATGGACTGTGATCTGGTGAAATATTACCGGAAAGCGGCTCGTATTCGTCAGGATTTGAAAAATCAAGACGCATGGTTGCAAGGAATGTATGTCTATCAGGCAGTAGGCAATTTGGCCCCCATCCTTCGTGCCTTTGCGAAGAAGGGTGCAAAGCCTCAACCCTATCCTGAGCAACCCTTTGAATTGAATGTGAGGCAGGACAAGAAGGTAGAGAAGACCAAGGAAAAGAAACAGGACGATAAGGCAAAAGCCTATATGCAGATGTTCGCAATGTCGTTCAACAAGAAATTTCAGGGGAAAGGTGGTGGAGTAAATGGCCGATAATGTTGAAATTCAGGGCTTAGAGTTTCAAATTCAGGAGAACAGTGAAGGTGCTGTTTCCGGGATTAACAATCTCAAAAAGGCTCTGAGCGGTTTGAAGGGTGCTACTGGTGCCAGTGTTACCGGCCTGAATGCTACCAGTAAGAGTATTCGGGAATTGAAGAATGCCCTTTCCGGTCTGAATAGCGGAGATGTGTCTAAGAAGTTGACTCAGATCGCTACGGGTCTGAAAGCCTTGGAGTCGGCCAAGAACATTAAGATTTCCAGTTCCATTGCCAATCAGTTAAACGCCCTGAATGCGGCTCTGGCAAATGTCCGGTGGACGGACGGCGATAAACTCAGAACCCTTGCTGATGGCCTGCGTCCCCTGTCTGAGTTGGGTAAGGCCAATATGACCACCTTTATCAATCAGCTCAAAAAGCTCCCTACCGTGATTGAGGAACTGGAAAAGGCTGATATTGATAAGTTTACCCAGCAGATGAAAGAATTGGCCGCAGCTATGAAGCCCTTTGCGGATGAAATGCAGAAAGTGTCCAATGGCTTCTCTGCGTTCCCTTCGAGAATTCAAAGGCTGATTAGAAGCACGGAGCAGTATAACGGAACAGTCAGACGGGCTACCAATAGTACCAGCGCATGGAACAAAGTAGCAAACGGCCTGAAATTCGGCACGATGATTTATGGCCTGAGCCGGTTGGCTTCTATGATTGGTACGGCTATCACCAAGTCCAATGAGTATCAGGAGAACTTAAACCTGTTCACCGTTGCTATGGGTGAATATGCAGAGGAAGCCTTTAATTACGGGAAGACCGTAAGTGAAATTCTGGGTATTGACTTGTCTGACTGGATTAGAAATCAGGGTGTGTTCAATACCCTTCTGACCGGTTTTGGTGACACGGCTGAGAGAGCGGCCCTTATGAGTAAGAACCTGACTCAGCTGGGCTATGACCTGTCTTCTTTCTTCTACATTTCCGTTGAAGACGCTATGCAGAAGTTACAGTCCGGTATCTCCGGTGAGTTGGAGCCGTTACGCCGGTTGGGTTACGATCTCTCTCAGGCTCGCTTGGAAGCCGTTGCCCTGTCCCTGGGAATTGACAAGAGTGTTATGTCCATGACTCAGGCTGAAAAGGCCGAGTTACGGTACTACGCTATCATGACTCAGGTGACTACCGCTCAGGGGGATTTGGCAAGAACCTTAGAGGCCCCGGCCAATCAACTCCGTGTTTTGTCGGCTCAGTTTAACATGGCGGCTCGGGCTATCGGTAATATCTTCATTCCGGCCCTGAACGCTATCCTTCCCTACGCTATTGCCGTGGTTCAGGTTATCCGGGAGATTGCCAATGCCATTGCTTCTCTGTTTGGCTTTGAGATGACTGAGGTTGACTATTCCGGTATTACGGCGGGAGCCAGCGGAGCCGGTGACATGGCTGACAGCCTCGATGAAGCTGCGGGAGCGGCCAAGAAGTTAAAGCAGTACACCGCTGGATTTGATGAACTGAATGTGTTCTCTCCCGATAGTGGGAGTGCCGGTTCCGGTATTGGAGCCGGGGGAGGCGGCGGATTTGATTTCGAGCTTCCTGAGTATGACTTCCTGGGTGACGCTGTTTCCACTCGAATTGACGAGATCAGGGCCAAGATGGAGCCTTTTGTCACTTGGGTCAAGGACAATATGAATGAAATCTTGGAAACTGCGGCGGCTATCGGTACGGCTATGTTGCAATGGAAGGTTGCAAACGGCATTCTCAGCCTCTTTAACACCGTAAAAGGCTTATCCGGCAAGAACCTTCTCTACAATATTACCTTCGCTGTTACCGGCCTCGGCCTGTTCTTGGACGGCTGGGACAAGATCAAGGAAGCCATTGAAGACATTCTGGACAACGGCCCCAATCTCACAAATGTCACGCAGTTAATCAGCGGTTTCGCTGAGGGGCTTGGAGTGGCATTCCTGGCGCTCGGGAATGTAAAACTGGCCGGTGCCTCTTTGGTCATTTCTGGTCTGAGCGGTATTGTGTCGAGCATTTCTGATATGGTCAACAGCGGGGTCAATTTTGACAATGCTACCAATCTTGTCAGAAATCTCGGTATTTTCCTGAGCGGTATTGGTCTGTTGACCAATAACCCTGTCCTGACCGGAGGCGGATTAGCTCTCACCGGCATTACCCTGATTGTGCGAAATTTGGCCGATGTTATGGAGGCTTTTCGTACCGGGAATTGGAGTGGAGTCGATAAGGTAGAGTTGGCCGCTGGCCTCCTATTGACGGTGGGCGGATTTTTGACCGCTATTGGCACAATCAATCAAATCACTTCCAAAATCGGTGCTGGAAAAGCTGTTACCAGTGCTTCTACCGCTTTACAGGAAGTAACAAACGCCATGGGTAACAGTGCGGGTGGTGGCCTTAATGGTACACTGAAAAGCCTCGCACAGAGCCTCGGTTGGGGTCTTGTCGTAGTGGCCGAAGTAGCTGCGGCGGCAGTCCTGATTGTAGGGGCAATCGCTATTCTCGGTACAGAGTTAGATCAAGTCGGTAAGGCTTGGGAGCCGGTTATTGAGAACGGTGGAACTGTGACAACCGCAATTATTACCGGAACAGCCCTCCTTACCGGTATTGGTCTGGCCGCTTATGCCCTTGGTACTGGTGGAGTAGCCATTGCTACCAATGTTGGTCTTGGTACGGCTATCCTCTTGGAGTTGGGTGTTGCTACCGGCCTATTTATCGTAGAGGTCTGGGCTATTGGCAAGGGCCTTGACGAGATCGGTCAGGCATGGCAACCCGTCATCGACAACGGAGAAACGATTGCTACCGGTATCGGTGTTGGCACCGGGCTTCTGGTTGGAATTGGCGTAGTGACTGCGGCTTTGGGTGCGGCTACGGTTGCCAGTGCGGGACTTCTCCCGGTAGCCGTTGGCCTCGGTACTGCCATTCTGGTAGAGTTGGCGGCGGCATTCGTGGCCTTTACCGCAAGCCTTGTCAGCGTGGCAGACGAATTGACCTTTAATCTCGCTCCGGCATTGACCAGAGTGAACGGGGTTCTCCCGGCTCTCACAGTGAATATGTCTAACTTTGTAGATTTCATGTCTGATTTCGCCGGTGAGATCGGTTCTTACACTGACTCTATGGGCGGTATCACTTGGGATAGCATTGTGAGCGGGTTCCAGCAGTTGTTTGCAGGAAATCCCATTGGAGATTTTGCGGACGATGTGGCTGATATTGCTACGGACACCGCAAACCTGAATGCGCAGCTGGTGATTGCTGTACCGGAAGTTCGTCAGGCGGTAACTCTGGTAACTCAGTATTCCGCTCTCATTGACCAGTTGGAAAGCCTGTTGAATGACAGAGAGGCCGTGGTTCTGTCCGGGGCAATGTTTGTCAATATGCAGGAGGTAGGCGTAAATCTGGTGACGGGTTTTGCGTCCGGTATGAATAGTCAGGCCGCTTTGTTAAACGAGAGTTTCTCCACGATCACAAACGGCATTCAGGTAACTTACACCACCATGCTGACCACAATTCAGACCCAGACTACCACGACATGGCTGAACATCTATACTGTGAGCGTTACTCAGTGGACGATGATTAGCACCTACCTTACCACCACTTGGACTACGCTGACTACCACCTGGACTACTACGATGACCACCCTCAAAACCGGTTGGTCTACCGGGTGGACGCAGATGACTACCGGGTGGAACACTTTCAGTACCACCTTCCAAGCCAGCCTGACTACCTTCTCCACGCAGACTACTACTAAGTGGTCTACGATGTGGACGCAGATGACTACCACTTGGACTACTTGGCAGACCGAGTTCATGACCGGCTACACCACCTTTGAAACCGAGTTTTCCAGTGCATGGTATTCCATGTGGCGGGGTATGACAAACACCACGATCATCCAGTGGAACAGTGTCTTGACCATTATGGAAAAGGCCATGAATAATGCCATTTCCGCTCTGAACGATGTTATTCGGTCGATCAATGCGGTTTCGTGGATTACTGGTATCAGTCTGAGTTATTTCAGTGAAGTGCAGCTTGACCCCATTCCCTATTTCGCACAGGGCGGTTTCGTTGATGAAGGTCAGCTCTTTATCGCTCGGGAGGCCGGGGCTGAGATGGTCGGTGCAATCGGCAATCGGACGGCGGTAGCCAATAATGACCAAATTGTGGAGGGTATCTCCGCTGGTGTGGCAAATGCCAATGATGGCGTGATCGCCGCAATCTATGCGCTCATGAACATCATTGAGGACAAGGATTTGTCCGTGTCCATCGGTGATGATGTGATTGGCAGGTCTTATGACCGGTACAGCAGAAACAGAGGTGTCCGTGTGAACAGCGGAGCATTCTCGAATGCCTATTAAGGGGGTAGGGATATATGGCGGCTTTTATCAAGATCAACGGTCATGAATATCCCTGCCCCCGAAGGGGTTTGGAAATGCTTGTGGCTACCATTGTGGACTCCGCCCGGAATGCAAATGCCGTGGTGGTAGGACAGGTGGTAGGCCGTGAGCAACAGAAGTTAAACAATCTGGAATGGGCTTATCTGACGGCAGAACAGTGGTCGGCCATTTTGAAGGAGTTCTCCAATTTCTATGTGACAGTCAGTTACCCTGATATGGTGAACAACACTTGGACTACCCGGAAGATGTACCCCGGAGATCGTACCGCAGAACCGTTCCACCTTGACCCTTTGACACAATTACCCATTGACTACATTAACTGTAAAGTCAATCTCATTGACTGCGGTGAACCGCTCTAAGGAGGGATAGGAGCATGAAGTCAGTCAGCAACGCTTATAAGGCCAGCATGAAAGCCATGCTCCGAAACCGTTCCTATGTCCGTATCACCTTCGGCAATGTGGACACCACCGCAGCTACGGACGGTGAGTGGGAGAGTAATGGTGCGGCAAGTATCTCTGAATTTGAAACGGTAGATTATGCCTACCAATACGGAGATACCTATGTGTCTTTGGAGTTGAACCGCTGGGCTTTGGACGGAAAGAGTCTGCTTGTCCCTACCGGAGAAGATGTGCAGGACGGCTTTATTTCGAGCCTTATGAGTGACGCAGAGGGGAATTTCACTACCCCTCCGGTCATTACACGGGAGTTTTCCTTGAAGCATATCTTCCCCGGTTTAACCCTGACCTTCGACACCAGACAGCAGGAATGGCCGCTTGAAGTAACCGCAGATTTCTACCTGAATGGAGAAGTAGTGGACACTCAGACGGTTTCCATTACCAGTGTTCAGACCACGATCACTACCGCGGCCACGGAGATAGACAAGGTAACAATTACCTTTGACCGATGCTTGCCCTACCGCAGACCCCGCTTGGAGAATGTGCTTTACGGCCTGAATGTCCAATTCGTGAACAAGGATATTGTTTCCACTCAGCAGAAGCATGATGTTGACCCCCTGAGTCGGAGATTGCCGACAGAAACAATGCAATTCACGATCTTGGATTATGAACACAAATATGACCCGGATAACCCGGCTGGTATCTACGCCTATGTGGATAAGAATTCTCCCATTGAAATCCAATTCGGCTATGAGTTACCGGACGGCTCTGTGGAGTGGTTGAAGCCGGATAATTATGTGTTGAATGCCAAGCCAAGCGCACAGAACAATCAAGCCACCTTCAACGGCACCGGCCTGATCGGGAGTCTGACCGGAACTTTCTACAAGAGTAAGCTGGGTTCCAAGAGCCTTTACAACATGGCCGAAGAGGTTCTTTTAGACGCAGGGTTGACCCTGACGGAGCAGGGGACAAATCCTTGGGAGATTGATGAAGCCTTAAAGGATATGTTCACTACGGCGGCTCTCCCCGTTGACACTCACATGAACTGCTTGCAGCTGATCGCTCATGCGGCCTGTTGCCGCCTCTATACGGACGATGACAATATCATCCATATCAGACCCTTCGGTGTTACCGTCATCGGCATATACAACGGCGTATGGGCTGATAACGGCCATGTTTGGTTCAGTGAGTGGGACACGATTGATAAGGGCAATACTGCTGAAAATACCTATGTCACTTTCGAGTTGAACCGGTGGACGCTGGGCGGTGACAGTCAGATCATTCTTCCCGACAGCAATGCCGGTCAGAGAGGTTATATCAGTGAGGCCATGACCGGAGCGGACGGGTCTTTCACAAATCCCCCGGTCTTTACAAAGACCTTCGATGTGCCTCACGATCTCCCGGTCTTGGCAATTCGCTTTGATACGGTACTCAATGAATTTCCCGGTGCGGTTCAGGTGAAATATTACCACGATGATATTCTGCTTGATACCCAGACCGCAGCTATTGACTCCGTGGAAGTGTATGTGTCCTCCAATCTGGCAATCGAGTGTACCAAAATTGAAGTGACCATGATCGGGAATCTCCCCTACCGGAGAGGCCGAGTCACAAAGGTCTATTACCGGGAAACTGATTTCACTCTGGACTTTACCTCCATTGGAGAGAACAGCCAGAAGATTTCCAAGATTGACGAGTTGAAATCTGTTTCTGTTGCTCGGTATTCCTACACGGCCTCCAATGACACTTCCACACTTTATGAGGGAACGACCACCGAAACTGAGCTTCATGTTGAGTTCTCTGGTCTTGCACAAGATGTTCAAATCTCTGTATCTGGTGGGACACTGGTATCTTCCAATATCTACGCCAGAGCTGCGGACTTAGTGTTATCCTCCGGCACTAAGACCGTAACGATCACAGGCAAAACACTGACTGAGAATTCGGTGGTCGTTTCCTACCCCGTTGCTCAGTCCGGCGAGATTGACAAGGAGGAAAACCCCCTTATCACCAATGATACGATGTGTCAGGCTCTTGCCAATCATGTAAAGAGTTATCTGCAAATGCGGAACACCTATGAGGCCAATTACCGGGGCAACCCGGAAATGGAAGTGGGTGACATTATCGGTTTGCAGACCCTTTACACTGACGAGATGGACGCTCTGATCTTGGTGGATGAAATCACTTTTGACGGCTCTTTGAGCGGAAAGATGACGGTGAAAGGCTTGATATGAGTGTTATTGACAATCTGATTTTTGACCGAACCCAAGCCGATGTAGACCGTGTATTTGAACTGAAAAACAAAATCTTGACCGGGGGAGGGCTTTCTGCCCTCACCTCGGAAGAGCAGTCCGAATACATGGCCGGGATGAAAGGGGCTTATAACTACACCGATTTCAACCGGATTGGGGAGGCAATCTCCTATCTGGTGGAACGGATGAAGGACTTGGCTATCTACGATGACAGCATTATTCCGAAGGTGGATTGGGCGGTGGGAGAATGGCCCACACAGAGTCAAATTTCCAATCTGCTGTCCTGTCTGACCAAACTGAGAGCCAAGTTAAATCTTCCGGCCAATGCCCCTTCTGTTCCGGGGTCTATGGATTATATGACCTATCAACTGGCAAACGACATTGAGCAACTGCTTTTCATGATCGACAGCAGAGTGACGCAAACAACCGCTCCATTCCCCTATACAGGGGTTCGGTACTGCGGTCAATAAAAAGGAGGAACATGAAACGCTATGAAAGACACCACCATCAAGGGAAACGGAAAGTCCAGTATCATTCGGGCACCTTCCGATATGCCTGCTACCTTCGAGGAATGGAGGCAACAGCTGATCGCCGGAAACGGCTACTTAGATGTTGTTCTAAATACCGATACCACCGGTGCAAACGCCGGTTGTGATGTGGTGGGAACACCTCTGAGCAAGGCAAATCTGCTGGACGATACCACGAAAGCGGCATTGGAGTTGGATGGGGCTGACCCTACGGTGAATGACGCACTCTACGCTCTGAGCCAGAAGGGTTCTCCCGCTGAGTGCCATGTCTACGCCGATAATGGCACCACTGTCACCATGACCAAGGGAGATACCGTGCTTTCCGCTGTGGCTTCCGGTGGAGAAGCAGTCCTCTATCCTGCTGAACTTGGAGATTGGTCTATCCAGTACACCTACGGCGGCTCTCAAAAGACTAAGACCTACACGCTGGAAGTCATTGGTATTGTCTATGTCTACCCCTTCAATATTACCGGCTCCTTGGAGGAAACCGATTGGGATGAAATTGCACTGTGTTCTCAGTTCGGTCAGGCCAAGAATTACTTTGCTGTCGGTGATCGGAAGAATGTCAATATCAACGGCACCTCCTATCAGGTACAGATCATCGGCTTTGACCATGACCAGTTGACTTCGGGTGGTATGGCCGGTATCACATTCCAGCTGGTAGACTGCCTCAATCAGACCGCAAACATGAACAGCTCTAACACGAACGCCGGTGGCTGGAACAATTCTGCCATGCGTACTCGAATGAGTACCTACCTGAGTCAGTTACCCGCAGCTCTGCAAAATGTTATCAAGACGGTCAATAAGCGGACTTCCGCTGGCAATCAGTCCTCTTCCATCCAGACCACTCAGGACAAATTGTTCTTGCTGTCTGAGATTGAGATTTTTGGTGCTACCACCTACTCTTTTGCTGGTGAAGGTACTCAGTATGAGTATTATGCCGCTGGAAACACCACCATTAAGAAGGTCAATGGTTCTGCGTACAGCTGGTGGGAGCGTTCGCCTCGTAGCGACGACACCAGCGCTTTCTGCAGTGTGAGCAACTCGGGTAACGCCTCCAGTTACGGCGCCAGCACCTCGCGTGGTGTGTCCTTCGGCTTCTGCGTTTAATCTGTCATCCACAAAAATCCCGCCCCGGAAGGGGCGGTGTAGGAGGGTAAAATGTCAGTCCCAAAATTTATGCGGGGAGAAAGTAATGTGCAGTTCATTGAAACAGCAAGACGCTTAGAACTTCACGCTTTCTCCGTAGTCACGAAAGCACCAAAACGGTACGGCCCATACCTTCTCTATCCGATCATGCACCTGTGTTCTACGGTTCATGACGAGGTGAGAGCGGCCAACAACATCTACCCCACAAACAAGCATGAAGCACAAATGCGCCGGGACTGTCTTACCAGAGCCAATATTGCCCTGCAAAACCTCAGTCCGAAGTTAGCCCTTCTCTATGACGCTATTCTTCAAAACCCGGAAAAGTACCCGTGGATTGACCACGCTATTCAGGAGTTCGGAGAGTATATCGTAGATGAAGCCAAGCTGATTTCCAGTGTGAAGAAATCTGATCGGAAAAGGTATAAAGACCTTCCTGATTAGTTTTCTCTAATATGGGTCAAGTCCTGTTAAACCTTGCCTGTTCTGCGAACAACTGGTGGGAGCGTTCGCCTCGTAGCGACGACACCAACGCTTTCTGCAGTGTGAACAACTCGGGTAACGCCAACAATTACGGCGCCAGCAACTCGAATGGTGTGTCCTTCGGACTCTGCAACTTCGTATAGGTCAGTCGTAGTAACCCCATTGGGTGAAATCAGTACCTTTTGCAGAGGGAGGACTTGTACCCTGCCTATGGGCTAAAACTTCCGGGCACATCGTTTGAAATGCGCCCTCCCCGAAAAGGGCACTCCGATGTAATCAGCCGGACGCTTCTTGCATGGTGAGTGATGTATGGTAACTCATTTCATGGCTGGTATTACTACGCAGTTAGAACCCATACCCAACAATCATACTGTACGGAGGGAAATCTTTTTCATGACCAGTGCGGAGAGAAGAGAAATCCGTTATCAAAGAAGAAAGGCCAAACGGGAAGAGGCTCGTAAAAAGCGAAGTATGGCCTGTGGAGATTTTGAAGAAGTCTTTTCTTTCCGACACCTATATCTTTCGGGAAAGAAATGCTGTAAAGGTGTTTATTGGAAATCTTCCACACAACGCTATATCGGCAATATCATCCCGAACATTGCCCTGACAGCGAGATCGCTGAACGAGGGTAATTTCTACCACCGTGGCTTCCATGAGTTCACCATCATGGAGCGTGGTAAGAAACGGTATATCCGCTCTGTCCATATCACAGAACGGGCCGTGCAAAAGTGCCTGTGCGATTACTGCATTGTCCCAATTTATTCATCCTCTTTCATCTATGACAACTCGGCCAGTCTGAAACACCGTGGCATGGACTTCGCCCTGCGGCGTATGATCTGCCACTTGCAAAAGCACTATCGGAAGCATGGTCTGGCCGGTGGCATTCTGATTTTTGACTTCAAGAGTTACTTCGATGAAGCACCACATGGCCCCTTAACTGCGGAAGCAAAGCGGAGGCTCCATGATGACCGTGTGCGCTCCCTGCATGACAGTTTCATTGCAGATTTCGGGCCGGTGGGCTTAGGGCTTGGAAGTCAAATCTCTCAGACAAATGCCCTGCTTCTTCCAAGTCCGATTGACCACTATTTCAAGGAAAAACTTCGGATTAAAGGTTATGCCCGGTACATGGACGATGGATATGCCATTCATGAGGACATTGATTTTCTCAGAACCGAAGGAATGTTTGGGCTGGAAGAGATGACCCGAAAGTTAGGTCTGCGGCTAAATTGGAAGAAAACTCGGGTTATCCCGCTGGCTGATTTCTACCGGTGGTTGAAGACTAAGTTCATTCTTACCCCGAGCGGAAAGGTCATTTTGAAGATGAACCCTGACTCTACCAAGATCATTCGGCGTAAGCTGAGAACCTTTCATGGAAAGTGGGAAAGAGGTGAGATGACGGTTGCGGACATTCGGAGTTCCGTAGAAAGTTATCACGGGCACATGAAGCGAGGAAACAGTTTTAAGGTGCGAGAGAACACCAATCAGTATTTCAAATCCATGTTCGGCTTCTATCCGAACAAGAAAGGCTGGGAAAGAAATGTATCGAATTCTCAAAGATGGAACACCTCTGGCAACGGTGACAACCCCTGTGTGGGTCAAAATGCAGAACAACGGGTGCTACGGCCTATGCACAGAGGAACAGGCACACGGCATTGTGATCGAGGGGTCTGTGTACCACATTGAGGGTAGGAGCGAATTGGAAGGGAAAGAAACTGTGAGTGTGACCACGATCAGCGAGGTTGCCTACCAGAAGGAGCAGGAGGCTATTATCAAGGCCAAGGCGGAACAGACCGATGTGGACGCTATTGCGGCGGCTATCGAGAGGGGGTTATCTCTGTGAACGAGAAAATGTTGAACGCACTGTCCAGTGCAATTTATATGTCCCGGCTCATGCTGGAAGGGAAACAGGTTGAGGACGATGACCAGAAGATCAGGGCTTCCGGGCTTTACCTCGATTGGGTGAAGGGAAATCACACTGTCGGAGAAATTTTCAACACCTATGCCGGGGACGGCCTTGGCTCTGAATGGGAGCAGACCTGGGAGTGTTTTCAGGCTTACGACAATGCGGTGTACCCGGACATTGTTCCCGGAAATGCCGCATGGTACACCTTCAATCGGCCTCTGCATGGTAAAAGCCCGGACACGGCCCGTCCCTATGTTCCTGTCCAGGGCGCACATGATATGTACCGCCAGGGAGAGTTTATGGTATGGACGGACGGGAATATCTACGAGTGTATTGACCCGAATGGGACTGCTTATAGTCCCGGAGATTACGCCGCCGCTTGGCAGAAGTGGGAGGGCTGATAATGGAGGCTATCATTGTCGCACTTGTTTCTGGTGGGATTACTCTGGTGGGAGTCTTGATCGCCAACAGTAAAACTCAGGCCGTTATGGACACCAAACTGGAAGAGTTGACCCGTGAAGTCCGGGAACACAACAATTTTGCCAAGCGAATGCCCGTGGTGGAGGAACAAATCAAGGTCATCAATCATCGAATTTCTGATTTAGAAGAGTTCCATAAGCCCGATTGACTGAAATGATTTAGTGTACCCACAAAACAAATTTAGTGTATCTTAGTGAGTTTAGTGATAAATCTAAGGCTTTTGCAGAAAAGTCCTCTATATAGAGCGTTCTATAAGAGGGTTTATACACGAAAAATGAAAAATGGGCGGCAAAATTGCCCTTAATCCCTTGTGGCGCAAGGGTTTTCGGTAGTGGGAGATTTATCACTAAAATACTCACTAAAATTGGAAAGGAGAACATTATGGAAAATATCATCAAGCGGCTGTCTACCCTGCTGTCTGTTAAAAGTCTGGTGACACTGGCTCTTACCGCTGTGTTTGCGTACATGGCGTGTACCAATCAGATCAGTCAGGACTTCATGACCATTTATGCGGTCATCATTGCGTTCTACTTCGGCACTCAGAGCCAGCGTACACAAGACCTGATGGACAGTGCCGGTAAGGAGGAATAAGTCATGATGAAAGCAACTGAGCTGGTCAGCAAGGCCGTTGATATTGCGAAGAACTACAAAACGCTGTATGTCATGGGGTGCTTCGGTGCCCCCATGACTGCGGCCAATAAGAAGCGGTACACCACCAATCACTCCTACAACAAAGCTGCGGCTCGGGTGAAGATGATTAACGCCGCTTCTGAGGACACCTTTGGATTTGACTGTGTGTGTCTTATCAAGGGTATCTTGTGGGGCTGGGATGGCGATAAGAACGCTACCTATGGCGGTGCCAAGTATGCCTCCAACAATGTTCCTGACATTGGGGCAGACAGCATGATTAAGAAGTGCCCTGACGCTTCTACCACCGGCTGGGACAGCATGGAAGTCGGAGAAGTGGTGTGGACTACCGGTCATATCGGTATCTACATCGGTGACGGTCTGGCTGTCGAGTGTACGCCCAAGTGGAAGAACTGTGTGCAGATCACCGCTGTTGCCAATATCGGCTCCAAGAGCGGCTATAACGCTCGGACATGGAAGAAGCATGGTCATATCCCCTATGTGGAATACAGCGGCCAGACGGAGGCTCCTGTGCCCGATAAGGACACTCCTTCTACTCCCGCTTCCGGCAAGGAGGTTAAGGCTACCGGTGTGGCTACCGGCTTTGACAAATCTCTGGCCGGGACTTACACCGTGACCGCCGCAAGCGGCCTGAATGTGCGGAATGCAGCTGGGACGAACAATAAAGTGCTGGTGGCTATTCCCAAGGGCACAAAGGTTCAGAACTACGGCTACTACACTCTGGTAGGCGGCGTGAAGTGGCTGTATGTGAAGTTCACCTACAACGGCGTGACCTATATCGGATTTGCGTCTGCGTCCTACTTGAAGAAGTGAGGTTGAGATCATGAGCGGCAAGCGAGTAGCCAAGAAGCCTAAGAAGAAAATCAAGAAGAGAACCCTCTTCACGGTTTTCTCTATGTTCAATCTGTTCTGGTACACCGTGGCCGTTCTGGTTGCCAATTTCCACGATCACATGATTTCCTCAGAATTGACCGTGGCATGGTTCTCAGCGTGGACGGTGGAATTGGCCCTGCTGTTTGGTATCAAGATCAAGGACAAGTCTTCCGAGGATGACGCTGTGGGGTGATAAAATGCAAGTGCTGACAGACCTGACATTGGACAAGCTGATAAATCTGTATGTCGGTATCGTGACCCACGATAAAAAGCAGCTCATTGAGTGGGATGACCACCGGAGAACCCCACTTTATGAGTTGAAGAAGAGAACCTTGGCTCAGGACACCATGATACTCGGGGCACTTCGATGTGCCAAGGCTAACGGATTTACCGGTGAAGAGGGTTGACCCCATTGGAAAGTCGAACTTTTTCGATGGAGAGTCGAACCCCAAAATAGGCAAAAAGAGGACACTCCCTGCCATTTACGGCAAGGAGTGTCTTTTTGTTTGAACGAAAATCGTCCCCCACACAAAGCAGGGTTCGGATTTGCGCTCAATGGTGGAGGCGGCGGGAGTCGAACCCGCGTCCGAAAGCGCTTGAACAAGACTTTCTCCGGGCGCAGTCAGGATCTAAGCATTCCCTCCGCGTAAGGACACCTGACAGACCTTACGTTTCAGTAGAGTCATGATGCGTGGGCGGGTCAACTCTTTCCCGCCTCACGGACGCCGCGTTCACGACGCCTTCCCCGGCCCGCGGCCGCTCCGGTTCAGACGGCTGCCTTAATTAGGCAGCGACAGCAACAGTGTTGTTGTTCTTTAATTTATAAGTTGCCCGTTTTATGGAGGCCAGGCGCCTCCGCCCGCTTATCCTGCCTCCACACCCCCGTCGAAACCGGTACGCCCCCGTGTGAGC